ACTTTTTTTGCTCTTTGGTGTAGTGAGCCAGAGTTATGATCCATTCCCTTCTTAGATGAAGGAGTTGCTGAATACATTTTGTTTTCTGATCCAGGCTTTTGCATGTCTTTAGCTTGGTCAACAGCAACTTGTTCTTTTGCCATAATTTTTTTAAGAACAGCACCAGCTACTCTTTTTCCAGCTTCCATTGAGCCGTAACGCTTTGCAGCAGACTTTGCAATCTTAGCAAAGTTCTTACCAGGCTTGCCCATATCCTTACCTTCATCGACAATTTCTACTTCTTCGTTCTTTGTCTTTGAAAGGTTGATCTCAGTACCATAGCCTTTGTTTTTAGCATCTTTTGAAATGGTATCTTTTGGCGAATATGCTTTAATGTCTTCACCAGGTTTGTATGATTTTACAAAGTTATTATCAAATGGAGGATTACCATTATCCTCACCACCATTAAAAACATGCTCTTGGTCTGTTACACCAGGAACGATCTTCTTATGATCAACTGGATCATGAAGAGCCTTAAATTCTCTTTCACCTTGTGAAAGAGGTTGCTGCATTTCCAAGATAGTTTCTAATAGTGACTTACTCATCGTTTGTTCCTTGATCTGAGACTTCTAATTCCTCAGGAGCATCTAAATGTTCTTCTTGTGTCACTGGTGATAGAAGAGAAGCTGACATATCAACTCTCATTGCATCAATTTGAGCAGCAATCTTATCTGTCATTACAGCATCGAGAGCAGGCATCAAGTTGGAAGCATCTCTATTATATGCATGGTTTAAAATATCTATTACAGAAGTCATAGTTCCTCCAAAAATCTATATTATATTTATAATAATTAGTAAGCTGCACCAGATCCAGGTATTCCTGCTGAATCATCCTGGTTGTTAGGAGCATTTTGATTTTGATTTGCCTGATCGTTTGTTGTTTCAACATCAGGTCTATTTGCCATTGGTGGTGGAGGAGGCATTCCTGCTTGTTCAGCACCAGCAGGCATCATTGGAACTTTTTCCTCTGCCATCTCATCCATCATTTGAGCAATATCAAGATCACTTTGCTTCAACACATTCTTACGAACCCACAAGTCACTATAATAACGACCAATAAATGGCATTACTTGGTTTAGTGTATTCAAACGGTTTTGAAGAATATCAGCTTCTTTAAATTCTTCAAAGTGGTTATCAATTTCAAAGTCAAAGTTAATTTTATTTGCAAGCTCTGGCCAATCAGTCTCTGATACAATCCCTTTGAGAACCAATTGCTTCTCTAGTGCCTTCATGAACAACTGAGAGAATCTACGACGAAGACGTCCAACAAATTTAGTAAACTTTACTTCATCTCTTGTGATCTCTTGTGAACGACCTAATTGGAATCCACCTTCATTAGGTTGTAGTCTTGATACAGGAACATTAAGAGACTCATATAGCTTACGTTGGAAGTAATTAACGTCTGCCATCTCACCTAGGTTTTGTCCACCTGGAAGTGTAGTAATTTCAGTTCCTTTGTTGCCTTCACGACGTGGAAGCCAATAGTCTTCCAACATTGTCATATACTTGCGGTCGTCTCTTACTTCACCAGACTGAGCATCATATACAAGGCGATTTTTGTGACGTACCATCATATCACGCAAGTATTGTTCTGCTTTTGCCTTCGGCAGATTACCTACATCAATATAAAAGATACGTCTCTCCGGAGCACGAGAGATGCGGTAAATAATGGTTGCATCTTCAAGTGTACGAAGCTGGTTTAATGGTCTAATTGCTTTTTGAATGTATGAATAAACCATCTGGTTGTTTTTGTCCATTAAACCAGATGTTACATGCAAGATAGTATCTGCAGATATCTTTAATCCGCCAGTAGCGTTATTGTCAGAAGGAATGCCAGCATTGCCGCCAGCAGGTAAGAGAGTTCTATCTGAATAAACATAGTATTCCCTTTTAGTTTGCTGAACAATAATTGGACCTTTAGGCTGCTTTTTTACTTCACGAATCTTTCTAATTTTACGAGGATCTAGATAGCGAAGCTCTTGGATACCGTTTCTTGGATTCTTGTCATCAATAATGATGTGATAATACATACGTCCATCAACGTACCAACGTTTGAATAGTTCATATGCTTCATTTTGAAAATTCAAAAGATCAAGGATGTTAGCAAATTCTTCTGTGATTGCTTTTTTGATCTTATCTGAATATGGAACTTTGTCAGTATTTAATTTAACAATCTCATCAGCATCTGTATCAATAGCTTCATTGACAATGTCGTCAATAGCCATTTCCAATTCAGGTTGTAAACTAATTTCTCTGTATTTTGCTACGAGTTCTGCTTCTGTGCGAGCTGTACCATCTAAGTCAACATATGTGCCGTACGCACCACCAGCTGCAACAACAACGGCACCATCATCCTTAATCTCTGGAGCAAAGGACTCTAATGGTTCTTCATCTTTACGTTTAATTTCAAAGCCGAATAATTGCATAATTTATTCCTTGGGAAAAGAGGGCTGCATAGTATTTATACAGCCCTCAAAACCACTATTCACTTATATTAGGATGTTACGCCAGAACCACCGTCAACGATAAGTCCAGTATCACCACCAACGATTGTAAATGCATCGTATTGGAATGTTACTTGGAACTCTTCGATCTGGTCAGTAGCGTTCCAGTCAAGATCGATAGTACCAACTGTTTCAGGATACATACCCTGAAACTTATATTGTCTAATTACCTGTCCTGTTTTAGAGAACTGAGTAATCGTAGCATCCGATTTATAGTTAGCAGGCCCACCAGAACGTGCAACACCACCTCTCATTGTATTGAGGTTTGAGACGAGGTTGTTAATTGCATGTGACCATTGTTCCAATGAATTTCTGATTACGAAATCCTCATCATTCATGATCGTTACTGTCCAAGGTGCAAATGTTCTATCACCTGCAATCTTGATTTTACGACCAAAATAAGGAACCTGAATCGTACCAAGATCCATTGCTGGAAGTTGTGTTGCACGAGCAAGTAAAGGAATCTTTGGATCGGCAGTCTTAACTAAAGGATTGTGGATTACCACTTCAAAGAGCGTAGGGCGTGCTCCACCGAGTAATAATCCTTGTTTGATGTCATTAATATTGAAAGCCATCTTAAATTATCTCCTCTTAGAACTGGCCAACGATTTCATCAAACTCAACACCTGTGCGTACTGCAACAAAGTTTAGCTGGATGAAGTTGATTGAACGTGCTGGTTTAATATAGATATCACCCCAGAACTCATTGCGGTCAACTCTTTCAGGTGTGTTGTTTGATGCGTCACAAACAACTCTGAAGTCGTAGATACCACGGCGACCTTTAACGTCACGGAGATAAGGTTCTACAAGATTGCGGAACTGTGATTGTGTGAAGGCATCATTCAATTCGAATAGTGAAGCCTTAGCAGCAATCGCAATTGCTTTTTCTAGAACGATGAATAGACGACGAACGTTGATACGATCGAAAGCTGATGGCTTGCCAAGAGCTGTCTTATCACCATAAAGAATTACACCTTGACCAGGGAAGTTAACAACTGGGTTGATGTCGTTCTTATATAGTTGATCGCGGTTACCTTTGTCTGGATTGAAAGCTAGCTTTACAATGTTCTTAATGTGACCACGTGAGAAACCAGCAGGTGAGAACCATGGATCTCTTAATTGGTCAGTATTAACAACAGTACCAGCAATGTCACCATTTAATGGAACCCAACGATATTGATCGTTATACTTGTCGTACATATACTTGTAACCAGAATCGATAACAGCATATGAAGAACCATGAATGTTCTGACGGAATGTGATTACGTCATTCAATTGGTTCAATGGATTGTTAACAACGTTTTCAAGTTTTGGTGAAATAAACACCACACAATCCTTACGTGTTTCAGCAATATTGTCGATGATGTAGTTACCAAGTTGTTCACCATAGACACCATGGCGATTCTTACCTGTTAGGATAAGTGAAATGTCGATGTCTTCAGCACTCTTGAACTTGTCGTAAGCAGCTGTTAGTGAAGAAAGTGCAATTGTTCCTTCAGTTACACCATCAGTACCGTTACGGAACTGTTGTGAGTAAGGTGAAGTGCTGATAGGTGAAATTGCAGATGCCAATCCTACGCTATATCCTGAACGGTGATTACACCATTGAATATACTGAGATCCATATGAAAGGAAGTTTGCGTAGTAGATTGAACCACCTTGAACACCAACAGCATCTGTTGCACGTGAAAGACCTGGAAACACTTCAAGAATTTGACCAGGAGTACCAGTGAATAGACCGTTAGCATCTGATATAACGATGTGAAGTTCGTCACCTGAACCACCTTGAGCTGCAGTATATACTGAAGTATTAGGAGCAACGTTTACACGATTGAAGAATTCCCAATAACGTACTACTGAAGAAGGTGCAGTGTTTTGTGACAAGTTGTATGTTGTTGCAACGTTAACATAGAAACCAGCACCATTTACTACTGAGTTAGCAAATGTTGTGTTTGTTGCAGGAGTACCAATACCTGTAACTTTGAGGTACTGAATTCCTGTTGTTGTGTTACCACCAGCAAGATAGTCACCAATCGTAAGTGAGTTTACAATGTTGTTAGCCATTGTATTAGCATTTGTGTTTGATGTAGCAGATGTAGCAATAACGGTTACTACGTTGCTATTTTGAACAAACTGGAATGCCATTGTAACATCGCTGTTACCTTGCAATGTGTTGCTGTATGCTTGTGCAGAATCACAAACAGAAATTCTCAATGAGTTACCAATTGCACCAGGAAACTCTGCTGCATAGTAAGCATTAGCTGAATAAGAACCAGCCTGATTGAAATAATCATCAATATTTTTAAATTGTACGTTAGCAATTGTAACTGTAGCATTTGCACCAACAACAGCGTTTAGTGTGTTAGCTGCAACGGCACGTGAAA